CAGCAGCAAGTAATGCTGCCAACCACTACTCCGGCTACAACACCGACTGCGGTTCCCGGAACGACTTCCCCTCGCGGTCTAGCACCACAAGTGTTTGGATTGCCAGATTTACCAGAACCTGTTCTTACACCAGATCAAACTGGAACACCAACGATTGTTCAACTACAGGACGCAAGAGAGTTGGTTGCAATAAAAATGGCGGCGGCCGCTCCGGTTGACCCAAATGCTCCACCAGTAATAACCAACCCCAAAGACATAGTTGTTGATCCGGCAAGTATTCCGGCATACGATCCAACAAATACAAACCTGGAAGATAAATCGGGAGTGCTTGTAGACATAAATACAGGATACGCAGTAGAGGATTATGCAAATGCCGTGATAACAGTGGATTCGGCATTGCCGGAAGATGCTTCGAAGAGTGCAGCGCCATTTCCAAAATCAACCACCGCAAGAGACTACCCACAAAGAAGATCCAGTGTTAAAGGAGCAAAACAGGTTCCGGTGGTTCCCGGTGTTTCGCCAGATTCTCCAGCTAGTTGGAGTGATTCGGCGGACGAAAGAAGAGGCGCTCCGGATCTGAATAATGATGGTAAGGCGCTTTCTAGTTATGGTGTGAGCGCGCGCAGATGGGCCCGTAAATGGAAATATATCGAACACAAAGATGCTAATGGTCAGCCAGAATTGCGCGCAGTGCGAATGGAAACACTAGGAGATCCCAATTCTCCAAATTGGAGATATCAAAACAACGAAGACAACGACCTTGATGAATTCGGGCTAGAAGCAGATCCATCAAATCCTGGCTATTCTCTTCCAACTTATGGGTATTATGACTTCGAAGACGCGTACAACCTGGAAAACGATCCAACACTTTGGGAAGGAAAACCAGGAGAACCAAAACGTTTTTCCAGAACAAACGGTCGCGGATCTGTTTATTCACCGCGGTTTTCAGACGACACAACCAACACGAGCCGAACTTCATCGCGTAACTTGCGTCAGAACTCCGGCTCTACTGGAATGACAGGAAAACAAAGATGGTGGAGCAGAGAAGGTGAAGAGCATTCACCAAAGAAATTTTTGAAAGAACTAAACAGAGCACTAAAAAGCGATGCTGAAGCAGACTGGGAAGCGGTTTGGGAATCTGGCAAATCGAGAATTGCGTATTGGTCCAACAGAAGAGATGCAGCTTTGGCCGCGTGGAAACGTTCCAAAGATAAAACAACCAATGATTCAGGTAAATCGGGAAGATATATGCAGGATTTAATTTTCTCCGGTGAGCAGGTAGAAATGACGCAACAGGCTCTTGCGAGACATATAACACCCGAAGTGTTTGTCCGGTTGCGCGAAAAAGAGAGAACCAGAAGAGTTCTAGTTTCAAAATCATTAAACAAACGAAGAACAATTCAAGAATTGTTGCGCTCCGGAAGATACAGAAAAGCATCCAAGCCTGTGGCTACTGGTATTGAATCCGAATTGATGCCAAGGGTCGATGCAAACGGAACCGTATCAAAACGAACCGCACAAGAAATTCTTTCGGCTGTTGTCGAAAATCAAGCGACTGGACTTATTGACACTACTGATCCACGAATACAGCCAGTAATCAGGCTTGACGATGAAGACATTGAGTATCTTGCGTCTATTTCTAATGCCTATGAAGCTGGGTCGTTTACGCGAAGAACCGAGGGTGCCCCAGACCCAGAAGTAAGTCGCAATGAATTTGCTAGAGATGGAACTGCATGGGAATATGGCGGATACAACGACAGACCAGTAGTGGTGGCTCGCGAAGAAATACCAGATCTATTGTCGGCTACTGAAGCAGATGGGGTTCCAGTTGTCTATCCGATTCTCAGAGGTTTGGGCAATCGCAGTGGAGACGACGAAAGAAAGGGTTTTATTGAAAGATTTACGACAGGATCGAGATGGATACCTGGCTCAGGCGGAACTGCGCACGGCAATGGGGAAAACTTCATGGGCAACCCAGTAAATAATGGTTTTCACGACACCTCAAGCGATGGGTCGATTTTGGCTTTTGTTCCCAATACAGCAAAAATGATGACAGAAGATGACGCGGACATTATCCAAATGCAGGTTCATGAGGCAGTTTGGGCCCTTGATCATGCTATTCGCCAAAACGCCGAACAGCAACTTAGCGTCACGTCAGGTTCCTGGACGAAGCCAATCTATAGAAGTACTCATGGGGACGGAATTCTTAATACACCTGCTGGGTCAATCGACCCGGCAGACGACACAGCTTTTGATGCTCACGTAATGAGGCTGACCACGGCCCTCGACAACGATAGAAATACCAATACGGGAACGGCCCGAACAGGTTCGAGTTCGTCCAGGAGATATCAAAACCAACAAGTGAAAGATTACATAAAAGCACACGTAGACAAATTGGTAGATATGTGGGTGCAGTTGGAAAAATCATTTGACAGATCGCTCCCCTATGATTCTCCGACGAACGTGAGAGTACGCCAAGCACAAAGAAGTATTATGCACGGAAATGCAACAACTATGATGACGCTTTTGGGGATAGATGCATACACCGCTGATGGTGCTGAATCGTTCCAAAACGGAGAATTGTCAACAAAAGAAATACTGACAACAGTTAGGAACTTACATGGCGGCAAGGGCGCTCCATACACGTCCGGTCGTAATTCGTACAATGCTCACGGAATTGGAAGCAGCAATCACATCAATATTTTGAACAGATCAGCCATTATAGTTGCAAAAGACCCGTGGAATGTTGAGCAAGCAGCCGATTTGATCAATGATGTCAAAGACGCAAATGGAAACTCTATTTACTTCTACGAAGTGAACAGTTAGGGCGGAATTTAAAATGAAAAAAGAATCGTCAATTGAACGAAATGTGTGGGACGACCTTTATAGCCAGACAAATGAAATGATGAACTATTTGTGTTTTCCACCATTCACCATTAAGAAAAATTATCAACAAGTCTATAAAATAAAAAAACAAATAGACAGAATAACAAACGCTACGTTGCGTGACATAGCACTAGAAAAAGACATTAATAAAAAAATATTCAGCTCGGTGATTGCCGACAATAAAAAAATGTTTACGGAAGCCAATCGCTGGATAAAGAAGTCATCTAACGACCAAGAAGCAGCAGCGGAGCTTTACAGGGCAATCAATGACCCAACAGAAATAGGGCCACCGATCACCGGAGCTGCAGGATGGATTCCATAATATGAAAAAAAATCGCAAAAGAAGAATGACCGGGGAGAATCAGCGCAACAAAAAACGCTGGGAATCTTTGCGGCAAAGAGGCATATATTCAATAGATTCTTTGCCGGATGGCGGAATAGTTGGTAACAATGTCACCAGATAGAACCATGTACTATTGGTTTACTGCCTTTTGCGCCCCCGACTGGGTGCTTGTTGACCACCTAAGGAACAAATGAACGGCCCAATTGTGGAAAATCCAAACTCGTTTACAGGTATACCCAATGTTGGGCTATCTAAGGGCGTGCGCTCAACGGACCCTGATGTCTTCACTGACCCAGATTCTGCACGTGTTAGAGCAAGACAGCTTGGATGCATAGGTATTCGTCGCTACAACTCGACCACCGGAAAGTATGTTTGGAAACCGTGCACCAATGAATCTGATTACCGCAGAGAGATGGGCATCAGTCATTCTGGCCGTCTTCAAAGAAGGCGGGAAATCCAAGAAGAAATTACCCGGTTCGTACGCGGAAAAGCGTTTGAAGAGATGGATGAAAAGTCTGGCCAATACACAAAGCCTGGTGTTAGAGAAAAAATCAAAAATCGAATTATGGCTGGTTCCAAGGGCGGCAAACCAGGACAGTGGTCTGCCCGTAAAGCGCAGCTGTTGGCACAGGAATATAGAAAAGCTGGTGGCGGGTATAAGGGTGGAAAAACAAGCAAGCAAAGATCCCTGTCGAAATGGACTAAGGAAAAATGGACAACGTCCAACGGGAAACCGGCCATTGGACCCAAGGGCACTAGAAGATATCTTCCAAGAGCAGCGTGGGCCCAACTTACTCCCGCACAGATAAAAGCAAACAACAGAAAAAAACTTCAAGCATCAAGAAGTGGCCGCCAATATGTGAGCAACACCGACGCAGCCATGCGCGCATCTCAGTCGGCAAGAAAACATCTTTATGATTTGCAGTTTGAACAAAAAGCACTTGGCGCAAGAATCGGTGGAGCCAGAAGAGGCGCTCGAGCACTGGCCGCAAGATTTGATCCAAACGCAAGAGATGCGGACCTTGACAAAATAATTCAAGAAGGAACAATCTACGAACGGCCAGACACAAACATCCGTAAACCGGATGATGCTCCACCGCGTGGTATTCGGCGTCCTGATGGGGCAACTAATCTCCCTTATTTTCCAGGAGATAACGATGATGCTCCACCGCGTGGTATTCCGCGTCCAAATTTTGATGATTTCGAGATTGACGAAAATAATCAAATAGTTCGCAAACCACAAGAAAAGCCAACGGCGTACAGACGTGAAAGCATCGCAACAAGAATGCGACGCGTTGATTCTGGTGGGCTAACAGGAGCGGTGTCGGACGATAAAGATAAAAAGAAAATAATTCCGACCCAACTGACAAGACGTTCGTACGAGGAAATTCTTCCCCTTAACCCAACCCCAATTGATCAACCGGGTTTTAATAGACCCAATCCCCTAAGGCTAGTTGACTCCAACGCAAGAGACCTTTTCAATTTAATGATTTCCGATTTTGGTCTTCGATTTCTAAGACCGGGGACTGGAGATCACGCGCTTTTTGGAAAAGATTTTCTTATTGACGACCCAAATAACCCAGGAAAAAGAATTGTATTTACCGTCCAGGCTGCATTAACACCAAATATAGATTACAAAACTTTTCGCGACCGGATGGCCAGAACAGGAATTTTCACATTTCCCGGAATGCCCAAGGGAATGGATTACGAGTGGGCCAAAGGAAAATCTGTTGGTGAAATTGAAACCATTTATGCAAAGGCCATCAAATCAAAACTGTCAGACGCACAGAAATCTGCCGTAAGACAAGCATTGGGAGAAAGTCTCGTTTTTGGGGACGACAACAAGGTTGTTTCGTGGAGTGGATTCATGGAGCTCTCCCGCAGAGCTCAAGAAATTTTTAAAGGACCAATCAATATTGAACAAATTCAATCATTTATTAATGGTAAAGAATCCGGCAATCCAGGAAGATCTTTTCAAGAATTTAACTCGCGAGCAAGTCAATCTAATCAGAAAATTAAGTCCCTAACTGCTTTTAAGGCAGCTGCCGAAAAAGCTGCAAAAGAGTTGGGTTATCCCGGGTTTTCATGGTTGGAAGATACATTAAAACTGGGTGCTGTTAAAGACAGGATTTTGACCAACAGACTGGAAAACGAATCTTGGTTTGACGGAATTGAAGATGCAATGAATTTGATCTCGATCGAAATCAAATCAGGAAGAAAAAAAGCTATTGATTCTGACCTATTCAAGGGAATCGACGATCCCAATTACGCCCTTGCACGCGGATCGAGCACTGAGTGGCAATTGTGGCGCGACGCAAAAGAACTGGACAGCGATCCAACGAATGCCTTAACGGATAATCAAAAAACGAATCTCGATAGCGAATTGTACGCTTTAATGCAAGGCGATTATCCTGAGGTTTCGGGTGATCTCGGTTTGGTTATTGGAGAAGAATCACCACTCGACATCATGATCGGAACTGGCGCCAACAGAGCAATCCCCAGTGGGCTTCTGAGAGCGATAAGTACGCCAGATAGAAAAACCAATCCCAGATATTACGAATATGCCGAATGGAGACAAAATCAGATATCTGCTGGCAAGTGGGCGGATCAACTCGCCGAAGTGGAAGCAGGTCTCACTGGCGCAATGAGCTCAATGGGCAGAAGAGGCGACAGAACGTCAAGACTAAACAGAAGAGTTTCTTCAGGTGGGCTTACTGGGGCGATTTCCGGAGAAGACAGACGAAAAGATTATTTGCGCAAACGACGAATTTGGCAATCTTCGATTATTGCCAGAGTAATAGGCCACAATGATGCCGAAATTCAAAGACGTGCCGGACTCAGCGCAGAAGAACTTGCAGCCGAACCACCTCTTCCATTTTCTAAATGGACTCAAAAATTTGGAAGACTTGATGTCGAAACCATAACTGGCGGCGGTGGCCAAAATTCATCTTTTTCACACAGGGTTGTGGATCAGCTTTTTAATCAGCTAGGCAACGAGTGGGGCGCCAGGGAAACAGAGATCTTTGGGGAAAAACCAAATTTCAAGATTTATGATGCTCCGATGTCTGCGGTCGATATCGAAAGCTTGTCTGAGTTCAAGAGAGATATTGTTGGAACATTCATAGAGGCAATGAAGGAAGCTGAGCCGGGAACGCCGTTTGCGCAATACTCCGCAACATCTTCTTCGGATGAAGATATTGACATGATTTGGAGAGTTTACGTAATTCCTGAATTATTAAAACAGGATTCCGTGATGCCAATGGAGGAATTGCCATTTGACGTAGATCCGGTAAAGCAAGAGTTCATTAGAAACTACTCTGATTATCTTGCTTTGAAAAAATTAGGAATTTCTGATACGGGCATGTCGCAAGAGGATTTTGATAGAGCGGCGCAAGAGCTGTTGGTGGAAAGCCCTGCAAAAAACCTTGACGATTTTGCTAGAGAAATTAACGAAGCTTATGACTTGTTTAAAGAAACAGGGGAACTCCCTGGTCAGTTCACTGATGAGGATTTGATAAATCCAAATACTGGAAATATTTACACCAGAGACGAGCTGCGTCAATTGCTTGATGAATCGATGATGGAATTAATGAAGGAAACATCCAATCTTCAAGATGCCGGCCAGAGATATATGAATGCTGCTGGTCTTGCTGATTTCTTCTTTCAGATTGGTTTAAAACTTGGGTACCTTGATCAAGAAGACCTGGACACGATGCAGGGAGATATAGAGGAGCGTCGAGAGGAAATAGTCGATGAGATAGACCCTCTCGAAAACCTTGACCCCAAAGACTTAACCTTCGATCCCGCGAATAGATCCAGCATGAAATCAGATCCACGTCTGGCTTGGATATGGCGTCTATTCGTTGATGGCGGCAAAAACTGGGCGTATCCGCTGGCCGAAAGGTATCACGCGTCCGACATTCAGCAAAACAGGTATGTGCGTCCATCATTCACTGACCCATACGGACCACCAAAAACAGAATTTGAAGATCTTTCAAATCTCGACTGGGACAAACTTATTGAGTTAATAGAAAATGCATCCCAGCATGGGGATGACGTTATGGCTGATTTGCCTGGTGTCAAAAACCTTATAAGGAAAAGAGAAGAACTTAGACTGAAGAGAAAAACTGATCAAGAAAAATTGTTCAAGGGTAAAACAGCTGCCGCAAAACAAAAACGTGATGATGTTTGGAACGCGCTAAGCGTAGACAACCTAACGCCGGAAGAAATTGCCGCATCGCTTGACCTTGATCAAGATGTTGTCAACTCAGTGATTAGATCAGAAGCAAAAGCAAGGGGTGTTGACTCAACTGCCCTGTCAAATCTTCAAAGAACAGCAAGACAAACTTCAAGTGGTCGAGAAGAAAAATATCAAGCCGACTTATTGCGTAATGAGCTGGAGCGAATAAAAGAGTTGGGAAATAAAAGTCCAGAAGAATACCTTTCAAAGCTTCGCGAGGCTCAACAGTATTACAAGGATGTCGAGAAACAGGCAAATGCGGCTTATTCCCAGGCCCGTAGGAGATATGCAGAGCTTCAAACAATGGCTTACTGGTTGCTGCAAGGATTGCCAGACGGAGTCAAGGATTTTGACCCGAAAAAAGAATCTGCGGCCGCTTTCAAAAATAGATGGCTAATAGAATTACAAAAAATTCAAGAACCGCTCGCGCGTATTGCCAACGCAATAGACTCAATGCAGTGGAACAATGAAGATAGAATCAGTGCGTCTTCTCGAATTCTTGATAGGGCAAAACATTTATCTCGTTCACTCAATAGCGAAATAGAAAAAACAGAAAAAGTTCTCAAAATAAGTGAAAGAGACGCACTTCTTCAGCGCCACAAAATACAAGCGCTCTCCAAAGTTAGAGAAGCAGCACGGCAAGCTGCACGCGGAATTGCTCCAAATCTCTCAGACGATGAAATAGATTCCCTCCTCGGCCCAGAAGAAGGCGGCCTTACCGGAGCAATGAAATCATCACTACGTAGAGCAAAAAACAAGCGAGGGGCCAGACAGCTTCTTACCAACACATCTCAAAACGTTGGAGACAATAGAGGCCTACTACGCCGAGTAGCCGATCTCATGCCAGGAATGAAATCCTCACCAAAACTGATGGCTATTGCCGAGGCGTTTGACAAAGTTCCGGACATGGGTCCACGCATATCCCCACGGGAAATAACCAGAAACAGAAACAGAAGAGGAATAAACGCAGCCCCAGGCATACAGGGGGGCCGCTTATCCAAACTTGAAGGCATGGTGTCTCGAGCAATAAGAGATGGTGGGGTTTCCCGTGGAGAACGATCGATAGTCAGGGGAATCGAGCGCGACGCAAAACGCGCAAAAATAAACATGAAACCATACTTTGACGACGATGCCCAAACACAGGATGTTTTATGGTCGACGAACGATTGGTCGATTTCTAAAAAACAACCGATTCGTGGTGCTGACATTGTCGTCTATAGACGTAACCCCAATGTACTAAAAGATGAGGACGCCATTGAGGTCCTTGTTATAGAACGCTCCAAGGGTCCGTTCACCGGTTCTTTTGCTTTACCTGGCGGCCTAAACGATGAGGGCGAAACTCTTGTTGAAACGGCAATGCGCGAGATGGAAGAAGAAGTCGGGATATCTGCCGACAACATGAGAGTTCGAAATTTGGGTATCGTGCAATCAAACGATTGGGATCCAAGGTTCGTTGGCGGGGTAACAGTTCAGGGAATGTCGGTGAGGGTTCCTTACGGAACAGAAGCAACTGCCGGCAGTGACGCCAAGAAAGCCACATTTGTTCCGCTTTCAAGATTGTTGTCCGGAGATCGCATGGGTCAAGATGGAAGTCTTGCTTTCGGTCACGCCACTTTCTTGCGCGAAGCCCTGGAATCAGAGTCGCCAAGCTCAGCCAAAAAATTCGCCATTCACGAACGTGCATCTCGGGTTAGAAACAGAAGGCTTCTTGAAAAAGTCAATTCGACAAGATCAGAAATAAACGCCTCCGGAACAAACAGGGCAAGCGTCGACGGCAATCAAAGAACAGATGTTGGAGATGGAATTCTTCCAGTTCCATTGTTTGAAATTCCCTCTGATGAAGAAATCAAAAACGGTTACGAGATAATTAGACCAAACAATCCCGGATACAAAAATCTTAATGACCCATCAAGCGGGTTGACTGGTGCTCTTTCGGAACGATACGACATCAGACCAAACGGTGACGGAACGTTCAATATTGTTGATACGCAGAACAACAACATGCGCATTGCCGGCCCGTTTGCATCCAGGAAGCAGGCGCTGTACGGTGCCATCCGGAAAGACAGAGATCCGAGTTTTGATCCACAAATTCTTCTTGGTCGGGGAAAGGGAACAGGAAAAACAACCAAAAAATCGATGAAACGGGTTGTCAAAAAACAAGAGCCAAAGCAGCTTTCTCTTTTTGACGAAAACGACACAGCCAACAGACTGGATCAGTCCCCTGATGGCGGCCTCACCGGCGCGATTTCGACCACAGAATTTTTGCAAAAACTTGGCATAGACAGTTCTCAACAGCAGGTAATGCCGGAAGCAGATCTAAAAAATAATATATGGACAAATTCAAATTACGTTGGGCCAGACCTAGTGGACCCCTTAAGCCAGAAGACATACAAAATTACAAGAGCAAGATATGACGAAGTTTGGGTTCCATATAGGGACGGCGTTTCAGCAATGGTCCCAGACAGTGAAGCAACAGCCACTCCGACCATATACATCATCGGTGGACCTCCGGGCTCGCTTAAATCAACAATCAGAGAATCTGGTATTGCTGGTATTCCGACAAGAGAACAAGCAATAACCGTTGACCCAGATGAAGCCAAGCAAGTTATGCCGGAATTCCAATTAGGGGTTGATGCAAAAATTAGCTCGATAGCGGATACCACTCATGAGGAAAGCAAGGAAATAGCTCAAAACGCTCTGATCTCTGCCATCAATAAAGAAACAGCAAATTTAAAAGTAATGGGTAAAGCAAAAGATATTGTCTATGACAGTTCTGGGCAAATGCGCGACCAAGAAATATACGAAGCCATAAAAGAAGCAAGAGCAAAAGGATATAAAGTTGTTGGCTTATACTTTCATGCGGCAGACGACATTCTCAAACAAAGAATCAAACTGAGAAAAAAACAAACCGGCCGACATGTGGCTGCTCAACATATATCTGGAACAAACAATGGAATAAATTTGATACTGTCGGACATGATGGGCAACGGATATGTTGATTCTATTGCTATATATGACACAACCTATCCGTCAAAAATTCAAAGAGTGGGACTATTCCTTCGCGATAGAGCCAACCCTCCGTCGGGCTTTTTGGATCCTGCAGACATTGTGTCAATGGGCCAACCCCTTCATGTCACCTCCAATAGGACAGCCTCGCAGAACGGGCGTACAAGCGCCATGTTCAAACAGCTTCTCGAACGACCAGATGGAGTATTGGTACAATCAGATGTTTTTAGTGAATGGAATTACGTCTTCGGCCGAAACCCACTAGGCTGATAGTAGATTTATTTTATGGAAAAACAACAAAAACCCATAGACTTCAGCAAAAATCCGAACCTTGGCGACGTTGAAAAAATGGCAATGGCCGCCGTACGGGGGCTTTCATTTGAGGAATCGGGAGTAAAAGACACCCCGCAAAATCGAAAAGATTTTATTGATGTTGTCAAGGATTTCGAAGAAACAAAGGTCAACGGAGACATTTTCGAAATTCCTTCGTAAAAATAGGTGTTCCGCCAAACACAACCTAAGGTTTGTTACTCTAAGTAAAGACATATTTGCTAGGTGCTTACCTGAGTGGGTCTTGTCAGTACATCCATCCACGCAATCTCGATCCCAGGAGGATCAAACTAAATGTCAGATCAAATCAGAAAGCGCGAGCTTCAAACAGCTCTCCGCACAAAAATGGCCGACAATAAGGCCATCGCCGACTCATTCAAAATTGAAGACGGCACTGTGGTTGTTTCCACAGAACAGAAGTCAGCATTCGACAAGAACATGTCGGATATCCGTGAAATCAAGAGCCTCATCGAGGGTCTTGAGTCAATGGAAAGTGTTTCGTCATGGGCTTCAGAGCCACAGAGCGATTCAGTTGCTGCACAAGATTATGCAGCTCCAGTTGCTCAGAGCTATGGCTCAAAGAGCATTGGTCAAGCATTCCTTGATTCAGCAGAGTTCAAGTCGTTGGCAAATGGTCGCAACGGTGTGAACATGAATTCACCTTTCCAATACAACGTGAAGGATGTGTTTGCAGCAATGCCAACATTCACCGGCACACCGCTTTCAAGCGTTGAGCAATTTGGAACATTCCAAAAAGATCCAATGGTGACACCGCCAACACGTACACGTCGTATCCGCGATTTGTTCCCAGCACGCACGACAACAGCTGCCGTGATTGAGTATTTCCGTCAAGTCGGTTACACATCACCTTCCGGTCAGACTCCGCCAACAAACAATGCTGGCATGGTTGCTGATCGCACAGGTAACGCATTCACAGCCAAGCCACAGTCGGGATTGAAGTTCATTGGCCAACAGGCTCCTGTTCGCACAATGGCTCACTGGGAAGCTGCACACAGAAACGTTCTCGCTGACGAGCCACAACTACGCTCGATCATCGACAACGAACTGATGTACGGTCTCCGTCTTCTTGAAGACTCGCAGTTGCTGAACGGCGACGGCACAGGTGAAAACCTTCTTGGCGTTCTTGAGACCCCAGGCGTACAATCATACGCTTGGTCGTCTGGCGCAACTACACCAGTAGCAGACAGCAAGGCTGACGCGATTCGTCGCGCCGCAACCTTGAGCTTCTTGGCTTACTACGAGCCAACAGGCGTGATTCTGCACCCAACAGATTGGGAACAGATGGAACTGTCGAAGGACCTCAACGGCCAATACTTGGTCGCTGTTTCGGTAGCACTCGGCGGAACACCACGTTTGTGGCGCATTCCTGTCGTTGATACTCCAGCAATTGCTCAGGGCACGGCTTTGGTCGGCGCCTTCGGTACAGCTGCACAGATCTACGACCGTGACGGTGCAAGCATCAGAATCAGCGAACAGCATGCAGACTTCTTCGTCCGCAATGCAATCGTTGTTCTTGCTGAACAGCGCATGGCTCTCGCAGTCAAGCGTCCAGAAGCGTTCGTCAAGGTAGAGTTTGACAATGCTCCAGAGGCTTAAGCCTTAACTAATAAGTAACCCGCGAGGGGCCCCACCGAAGCTGAAAAGCCAAGGTGGGGCCTTTCGTTTTAGTGGGAGAAAATGAAAGAAGATTTTGCGTTTAAGTATGTTGGAATTATCCCATCATTTGATGAACTCCTTAATCTAATTGAATCGTTTACTGACGCAGATTGGCGAAAGTATAAAGAAAGAAAAATTAGAGGTGGCATGGCCTCTCAAGTGACAGACACAATACCGATAACTTATAATCCGAATCCCGGTGGCATCAAACTCCACCACGAAATGCACAATGATATTTCGAAATATATAGAAGAGCTTCAGATTCTGTGTATCCCAATTTTTGGCAAAACTTCTGCGAGACAGTCAATGTTGACCAGGCTCAAAGCAGGAGTAGAAATAAAACGACATAGGGACATGGGGCCAGTAACGGCAAAATCTCATCGAGTTCACTTGGCCGTTAAAACAAACGAATTTTGCGTATTTTCCGTGGCCGATGAATCAATGAACATACCAGCAGGTCAGGCGTGGGCGATAGACAATACAGATAAATACCACTCAGTTATCAACGGTGGCACAACTGACAGAATTCACCTAATTGTTGATCTTGTGGTCGACGCTCGACACTGATGTAATCTATATATATGGCAATTGGTCCAACAAAAAAGGTTTCTTTCGACCCCAATGCCCGTGACGGCGACGGGGACATGCTCGTACAAGAAGCAACCCCTTTTGAGCGACCAGCAAAACCGAATATCCCCCAAAATCTAACCGGTGCAACAAAAAGAAGTTCGAAAAAACCGGTAAACCCAAAATACGCAAACGTGGCCACGGGTTGTGGCGATTGCTATGATTCCGCAGCTAAAACACTTTCATCTTTCGTGGAAAGAAATCCAGAAAAAATAGACGATTTCAAACTTGTCCACGGCATCCCGCTTGGAACCGGAGGTGAAGCAGAAGGTTTGCGCTACTACCACGCTTGGGTTGAAGAAACAGTCCGCATGACAGACGAACAAATCGAAAAGATGGTCGAACAGTGGCCAGAAGACAGGCGCGAAGCAATTAAAAAACAAATGAAACCAATGCTCGAAAACATGGTTCTTGTTCACGACTATTCAAACGGTCGCAAAGTAGATATACCTCGCGACATTTACTACAAAATAGGGAATATAGAAGAAGGCTCCAATCGAAGATATTCCTATAAAGAAATGTTGGACAAACAGGCATCCACGGGACATTACGGTCCATACGAACTTACTGGCGCTGTAGCCAGCAGAGCCGAGAAACCAACAGAAGTCAGAAAATCAAGATTGTCACCACTCAGGGCAACCAATGTTTCCGAGAGTGATATATCCACCGGTAAAGGTTTGAGCGCTGCCGAAATATTTGAGACAGACGCGTTCAAGAAAATGAACGAAGATCAGCAAAGAGTATTCCTTGGCGTCAATAAAGACACATTCAAAAAACTCAAAGAACCAAATGCAACCATTGAGGTTGGTGCGGCCGACAGAATTGCGGTAAATGCATTTGGAATGCACCCGCTGGAGATATGGGGCGACAAATATATGGAGCAAGAAATATTGTCTCCGAGCAAAGGCAACAAGCCACCCAAAGCGCTAACACAAAGAGAAGAAGAAGTTTTAGACTTAAGAGCTAGCGGTTTTAACGATAATGAAATAGCAAAACAGCTCAATATAAGTCGAGAGCGAGTGGGGCAAATAAAAAAACGAGCTTTAGAAAAAAACGATCAATTCTCCCTAATGGAGGAAGAAGAGATAGAGAAAAATATTAAAACGCAAACAGCCAGGTCTATCGCCACATCAATTTTTCTGGACACAGGAACCAGTCCGACCGGACTATTGGGAGCCATGACCGACAAAGATAATTTTGATTTGGATGACCCGATGTTTGAAAGCCCGCAAGAACGGGAAGACCGCGAACAAGCATTTGGTGACTTCATTAACCAAAACTATCTACAACCGTGGGAACAAGATTTCAATACCAGGGAAGGGCGCAATCCAACAGAACAAGAATACTTGGATTACATAGATTCACTCATTCCCGAAGATGTGGCGGAGGAATTTGAGTTAGAGACAGGTATTTCAGGGTGGGGCTTGGAGTTCGACGAGGAAGGAAACGCGCTAACGGCCGAGTGGGCCCATGCAGGGTTTAATTCAGAAGAAGAATACGACGATTGGTTTGACGGTCCAGCAAGTGACATCATCGGGGAAACCGGGCCAGGGAAAACACAGGGGACACTTTTTGACGACAACAAGTGGGAAGATTACAGAAAGAGCGAAGAATACATGACATATGGTGGGACCGAGGATTTGATGGCCCGCAACATCGAACAGCACAAAAAATTTACCGACTGGGCAAAGTCTGAAGATTGGAAGCAATTTCATAAAGAACACTTTGACTGGTGGGCGTTCCCTATCGATGAGGTTTCAAATTCTTATGGTGAAAGATTTCGTGTTCCAGAAAATGAAATTACGAAACTTCGCAAAGATAAAGACTTCCTAAAAAGACTTGATGAAAATTTGACAAACGCAGCAGCGGCATACGGATGGGATATCAGGTCCGGTAACTGGATAGGTGACGACATTCGTGATCCAGACCAGGTTCCGCAAAGCCTGTCTCAAATTCGTTTATATAAAATGGCGCGATCGGCAATGGTGTTCGGCCGCTGCTCCCACTTCCGTTCGCTGCAAAGAATGTATGATAATTTGTCTTCGTTCGGTTGGTACAAAAATCAGGACGAAGGTTTCTGGGCGGTTGACCATCCGTGTTCAAATACTTAATAATTGGAGAACAATGGATAACAGATTTTTCTACTCGGCAGAAGTCAAAAAAGTGATTGACGGAGACACTTTTGATTGCGTCATCGATCTGGGCTTTGATGTTTTGATTAAATCAAGAGTTCGCCTCTATGGATTGAATACTCCAGAATCAAGAACAAAAGATGCTGCCGAAAAGGAAATGGGTCTAAAAGCAAAAGCATATGCAACAGACTGGCTCACCAGACATAAGTTTGTCTACATCAAAACCGTTTTGGATAAAACAGAAAAATATGGGCGCACGCTAGCCAACGTATATTCATCACCCAATATTGATGACCCGGCTACGGCTTGCTTAAATATAGACATGATTCAATCAGGAAATGCAAGAGAGTACTTCGGGGTTGGAGACAAAACATGGACGGAGTTCAAAACCAAATGATGGACGAAGCGCAATTTCAAGAAATGATGTCGGTCTTGAATGGAATAGTTGAAAGAATAAAACAACTAGAGAGCGCCGTTCAAAAAAATTCTCCAACATTGGTTCAAAGAGTCCAAGAAATGACCGGATCAAAAGTTGGCGATCTATCGCACCTACCAACCGTGGGCAGATTAACTACTAAATAAAATCGTCTTTGGAGTCAAGCATGTTTGCTTCTGTTAGCTCCACGGCTTTTTGTATTGAGTAAGCTTTTGTTCCTGGCCCGATTGGGTTAACAGCAGTTATATGGAATTCGTGCATCAAAAGGTTTCTAATAAGCCAATGAAGCGGATAAGACCTGGGATCTTTTAAGTGTTTTTTTCTAAACTCTGACGAGAAGGCCATTGCTCTGCGATGTAGGCCTGGCGTGACAACATTTTCGTCTATACATATTCTGACCCCATCCCACCCAAGGGCCGCATATCTGGATATGTATGCCTCAATATTGAAGTCTTTCCACCACAATCTTTGAGCGTCGATGTGAGGAAAGCAGGTTACGAGTCTGTCGTAAAATTCCGGCTCAGTCGCTATCACGTCGCCGAGTCGACGTATCGCCACAGCGTGTAGAGGTATTCCTACTCGAGAGTTGCTTCCGGTTATTGCCGCAAAATCATAATATTCGCAATAGGAAGCTTTATGTTCATCAATAATGAACTTAAGAACATCATCTGTTGTCCAGTCATATATGACTTTTGCGAACCTTAATGGAATGCTTCTTTTCATTTTGTATGGAGTGACTATGTAGCTTTCATGAAGTTTTTGTACGCATGATCGATACCTCATCATCGACTCGTTTGCTCTCACCCCCATGATGAATGCAACCCGACCCTTTTTCCCTTGCATTGTGTAGTAGTCAACAGATTCGGGAATAGCAACGGCCGGATCAAGTCCAAAATGTCTTGCCGTGATGGCGTGATTTGGTATCTCCCTGATTAGCCGTCCATCTTTTCTTCTTTGCTCCGACCACAAAAGACAATATTCTCTTCTTCCGAGAGACCAAATTTCTTGGCCCTGCGGAAGGCAGTACCACTCCATGTCGACCCAGTCGTAGCTTCTAACTTCTTCCATGAACCTGATCACAGATGGGCTGACCATTTCTTCGTCTCTAAAAATTACTTTTACCGGCCCCAGGTTTCGTTCCTCATGTATCTCCTTGGCTAGATACAGAACGGCTGTTGAGTCCTTGCCGCCAGAGAATTGCACACAGACGGTATCAAAGGTGTCATAGACGTGGCGCATTCTTGCTCTCGCTGCATCCACGCAGCTCATATCAAGGAAAAGTCTTTGTCTAGTCAAGGCTTGACGTCAACTTGTCTTGACACTTATCGCAGAGTGTTCTTTTTCTTCTCATTTCTGTGCGTAGCTTGGCGCCCATTACGCCGCAGTGCTCACATTTATACGATGAAACAGATTCGTAGGTAGAAACCACTTTATTCATCTGAAGCCTTATTGGGCTGTATGAACTTTTCTCCGAAGTCATTTCATCGGATTGTTGAAAATAGTAACGAAGCGTTCCAAATTTTTCTTTTATTTGATAAATCTTGTAATTCGGATCAATTGCAGCCAACTCCAAATCACAGTCAATTATTAGCTGATGCCATCCTTTTTCGCAGTCAATTACAGCGGGAAAATCTTCATGAAAACGACTGAGCACCGCTTCCAGCAGTTGCGGGTTGTCGGGCAATTCAGGCCATTCCATCATATTTTGCACCCCTCGAGCTAGTTTAAAATTCGGCGTGAGCCTCAATAAACTCTATCAGTCTTTCCGCTGTTGTCTCGCCGCCGTAAACAGCAGACGATCGCAGGAATCTAATAAATTCATACCAGCGCCTTTGTTGTTCTGGATTGTCAAAAACCAGCGTGTATTGAACTACGGACTTTTGTCCAATGCTGGCTTTTGCGGCACCCATTACGGCAGCATCTTTTTGATCTACCTGAATATCGTTAACCGTGCCGTCTGTTTTTTGTGTCTCGGAAGAAATAGATATCGGCAACGGGTCCACCATTACCGGAGCAACATAGCCTCGCTCGTCCACGAAATCTACGCTGGTGTCCTCATACATTGCCGCCATTTCAAAATCGTCCCACCCGAGATTCTGAACAAGATCTCCGTAATCGATAGAAACTTCCTGAATCATCGTTATGAGATCATTGGCGGAAATGGTTCCTAGCTCGCTTGTCCTGTTGTCGGCAAGCGCAAAAGCAATAGCGGTGTTGTTGTCTGTCTCCATTTGCACCGCAGCAATTGAATCCCATCCAAGGGATTTGGCTGCTTCAACTTGATGATTGCCGGCAATAACCGTGTAGGTTCCATCATCATTTGGTCTTACCACCACTGGCTTTAATTGTCCAAACTCGGAATAAGAAGCAGCTATTGCCTGGACGTTTCCCTTTCTAGGGTTACCTTCTAGCGGTACAAGTTTTTCTATCGGAAGAATTAGCGACTCAAGGGATTGGTTAATCTTCATCTGGTGAGTTCTTTGTGACATTTCTTTTCTTGGTTTTCCCTACCGGACCGTGAAGATCATGTGTTCTCAATGGGTGACCCATCGTTAATCTATTTCTCTTCTTGCCGGCTTTTGTGCCCGAAACTATTTCTACTTCTTTTGTTATTGGATTTATCCGCGTGCGTTGCTGCGGACCCTTAGCTGATGATTTCTTTTTGCCCATTCAAAAATGCTAGTCGCAAAAGGGGCTATTTTCAGAAAGGTTCAGGGTTGGTCCAATTTCTATACCACTTTCGAAAAACGCTGCCGTAAAAGGCGGCCACAACGAGTATCGGGATTATAAACGCATAGTATTCGAGAGCAATCACCGTATACATCTGGCCGACAGTTCTCATAAGAACAAGAATCCACCCAGCCGCATATTTTTTGTTTATTGCATCAAATCCAACTATTGCTAGAACCTCGAAAAGACCGAGAAGCACACCCGAAAGAATGATCTGCGAAGCACTCATATTTCAGCAAATCTCCTTAATGTCCAAAAGGCTGGATTGGGGGATGGCATATACGGCCGGTCGGCTGCTGTCACCAAGATTGTCAAGGAAGCTCTCATTCTTTGCTGAAGCGCCCTGGATGTAGCCGCGAATCGTGTAGTTCGGACACTTGCCGGTTACGAGAACATACTTGCAATATTCGTCGTCTGCCGGTCGCACAATTAGTTTTCCGTTTTCGTATGGCGTCCATCTAACTTGCATCGAACCTGACAGATCCGGCAACTTGTAGGTGCCGTTTGATCCGTCCCAGTAAATGTCAAAGTGTTTAGCAACAGCCATCTCTGCGCATGCGCCTTCAATGTGTTCCTCCCACCCGTGTCCTTTTTTGAATCCGTGTTGATTTTCGCTGTTTCTAAAAATTGCCGTAGACACACGGCGTGCGCCGACATTGGCCGCAGTCGCGTACTCGTATGGCAACAGGGTGATCAAAACGGAAGTTCCCTTGTTTGTGTATGTATCAGTCATAGATGACAGCATATAAGGACGTAACTAAAAATGCAAGCATTTGTTTTGGTGGGCCCGGTGGGGTTCGAACCCACGGCCAAGGCATTATGAGTGCCCTGCTCTAACCGCTGAGCTACAGGCCCTTTTCATATTCCTTACTTTCCTTCAAGCTTATGGATGCTCATTATTTGATCGCCTGCCACCATCGTTCTTCTATATCGTCATCGTCAGATTCTGCGCGTTTAAATGTGTCGCTCAAAAACCAAAAAAATACGCGTACAAGAAAAATGATTGTAACGCAAAAAATCAAAGCGGCTACAGCCGCAATCATGAAACCGAACCACAATGCCTTCATTTTGTTTTTACGCTTTCTAATATTGATTCTGCCTCAATCCAGACCCTCGCCCCACATTGATCAGGGGTATCCGATTGAACAATTTTGGCAGCCTCTTGACCGCAGTGTGGACAGGCAATGATTACACCTCGACTATGTTTTGAACCTTTGTAGGTTCTATCTATAATCGCATCCAAGCCTTTTTTGATTTTCTGTTGATGAACATGAATGATGTGTTTCATGTTTATTTTTTATCTAGGAAAATCTGTTCTGCTTCATAGAGGGCAGCGTATTCTGCAGCGTGGCGGTGTTGAAGAACCATCAAAGCTCGGCGACGTGCTTCTTGACGCATTCTGTTTCTGCGCGCCTGCTCCTCGTTGCGATCCCTAATTTGTTCTGGGGTGAGATTTTTCGCTCTTGATCGCTTGTTTCCGGATTTGATCAGTTTTAGATATTCGCTAGTTGCTTTTGACATAGATACTCCTTGTTAAATAACTAATGGGATTAGCACCCTATAGCTCAAAAGTTACTTACACAACCTCACCAGTTTTGTATTTTGGGAGCCTTTTCCAAAGCTCCAAAACCCTGTCATCCACAGCTCGATTTATTTTGGCTCTATAAAATGGGTCGTAAACCGTTCCCCTGATCGCCTTAGCTATGTCTGGTTCTTTGGTCGCTAGCATGTTGAAATATATCTGACCGAGCCTATAAATATTGCCATTTCCGGATGAAAGACGATACAGATATTCATCGAATACGGCTATTCTGAAATTCATGAAAGCTATTTCGGCAGCTATTTTATTGGCTAATCCGCTGTCTATCATTTCGTTCTGTTCCATAAAAAAAGTGTAGCGCATAGCCGCTTTTCACAGCTACTTGATATGCTGTAAACATGCTATCAATATCTCTTGAATCCAAGTCGAAAACAATAGAGCAGGCATTCCTTGACGGCTGTCGCGGTGAAGGCCTTAAAGAGGCAAGAGCCGAATGGCGCAATTATCGGATCAAAAACGGTTTTACGTCGTACGCAGATCTACTCACCTATCCGGACGCCCAGCACAAGTTAAAGAAATCAAAAATTTATACTGCCGGCCTAACGATTCAACATGCCAACGTTTCAGGTCTGGAGACATGCGCCTGGCGGGGTCATTGCACCAGCGTCTGCGTATTGGATAACGGCAACGGCCGATACCCGATGGTTCAAAAAGCCAGGAACGTTAAGACCAACTTCCTGAACGACCATCCAAAAGCGTTCATGACCATTCTCGGTAGTGAAATAGCAAAACTCAGCCTCATCCACGAAAAGGTCTTGATTCGCCTCAACACAAACAGCGACCTTAGATGGCACAAAATCTTGCCTTCCGTTGCCAACGGTGTGGACGAATTGAAAAACGTGTGCTTCTACGACTACACAAAAAACCCGGCAATTTTGTCAACCGATGGGATGGTTGGCAAGAAGTACAGAATGGTTTATAGCGTAAACGAAAAATCAAACATGTCAAAAGTTGTCGAATTTGTTCGCCGTGGCGGAACTGCCGCGATAGTGACAGATCGAAAGAAGAAGCAACAAACGCTCAGGGATTACATGGGATTACCGGTTGTCGACGGAGATCTATCGGATGATCGATATAACGAAAAAGGTGTGTGGGTTGATCTTGCAGCTAAAGGAAAAGCACGAGCAATGGCCGATCTCGGTTTTGTGCAGAAAATATACGCTTAAACCAGCTAAAATTGGTTGATGAAACGCATAGTTTTATCGATTCTATTCATATTCATCGCAGGCTATTTTGCTAGCTCTTGCGGTTACGACGGAAGCTATCGATATTCTTGCCAGGACCCCGAAAACTGGGGGACAAAAGAGTGTGAGCCACCCATCTGTTTAGTTGACGGTAATTGCACCGAAACTTTACTAGGTTGGAACCCAACGGAAACAACTGTGGACACAGCTTCACAAGAGGAGAA